CGCGGAATACGCAAGGCAGAAGACAAAGACCACGTCCAAATCTGGGACGTAACTAGCACTTGCAAGTTTGCCAAACGTCATTTAACCAAGCGCAAGCAATTCTACAAAGAAGCCAACTATCCTTTTACACAAGAAAAGTTAGAATGGAAATAAAGGTTGCAACTACTAGAAAATATGTTATAATAAACTTATGAGAATATTAACACTTGATAACGAGCCATTTGAATTAGATCATCTTCCTGAAGAAGTAGATGATATGCGTTTTGCTATATTTGATAACTCAGATCCCAAGGATCCAGACTATCATTACATTCCGTTAATCTTTTTAGAAAGTTTTACAGCACCTGCATTAGTTTTACGCATCGGTAATTACAGAATTAAAATGCCTGTTGATTGGCAAATTTTAATAGGTGAACCGGACTTAGGAGACTTAGAAGTATTACCATTGACTAGTATTAATGATCGTGGCTTTAAAGCATTTCAATTTAATCCATTGAGTAGTTTCCGTCCAAGTTTTCTTGATATAGAAATTATTGATGTGTATCAAGAAGTTACTTGGTATGCTCCTAAGCTAAAGAATGGACAGATGTTATGTGTGCCTGTAGGCGAAGGCGAAAAGCCAGACTGTGTTTATTTTGTTAAAGATATTAGTCGTAATTGCGAAGTAGTAAACTATAATCAGGCTTGGTAGTGGACAAACTTTCGATACACAATGAGATGGCAGTATTTGATCGCAAGGAACGAGAGTTTTACGACGAACTCACAGTTGATGAACGTAAGAAATTTAGTAACTTCCTGATGATACGTTGGGGATCATGCATACAAGGTAGTGCAGAATTGCAACATTACTATCTACAAAGTAGTAACCACTATGTTAATAAACATTTCTTTGCTATTAACAAACATCCTAAACTACAATGGTTGTGTGCTACAGCAGTAAGCCCGGGTCTAGGTGTGCAACGACATCAGTGGATTGCGCCTAAGAAAAAAGAAGCAGGTGCGAGCGGCATAAGAAAACAGTTAGCTGAACTATATCCACATCTCAAAGATGATGAGCTAGAGCTAATGGCCAAGATTAATACTAAGAAAGATATTGACGTTTACCTAAAGGCCGCGGGCCAGGAGACGAAGAAATGATTTGGCCGTTTAACGAACAACCCGTTACTGAATATAAATTGCCAATGCCGGATCCTGTATATAGACAGAGCGGTAATGCTTGGCGCTATGAACCCGCACAGGACATCACAGCTCACGAAGTAGCTATGTTGCTACCCATATTTAGCGGCCACGGGTTTGATGGTGAAGGCTATTTAAAAAAACATAATTTGTCCAGACATTTTACAAAAATAGAAGAATGAAATATACCTGTCAGTATTGTAAGAAGGACTTTATAAAGGAGTCCAGTCTTGCGGTGCATTCATGCGAACCGCGACGTCGTCGCATGGAAAAAGATGAAGCAGGTGTACGTTTAGGATTCCACTCTTACATTAAGTTTTATGAGCTTACACAAGGTAGTGCCAAGCTGAAAACTTACGATGACTTTGCTGATAGTCCTTACTATAGGGCTTTTGTAAAGTTTGGTCGTTATTGCGTGGATATACGAGCGATTAATCCAGAACAATTTGTCAAATGGGTGCTTAAACAAAACAAAAAGATTGATCATTGGGCCAAGGACACAGTCTACACAGAATACTTGACAGACTATTTGCTTGTAGAAAATGTCAATGACGCACTGGCTCGTGCTGTAGAGTTTGGTATTGACTGGTCCGAGAAGTCTGGACACCCAGCGGAAGACTGTCTACGATATGGTAATACCAATGCTATGGTCTATGCAGTAAGCACAGGACGTATTAGTCCGTGGATCATTTATAACAGTGAGTCGGGTCAAAAGTTTCTAGCCGAACTAGATGCAACACAGGTAGCTATGATCTGGCCCTACATCGATGCTGACTTTTGGATGCGTAAGTTTAAAGACTATCCGGCGGATCAAGAGTATGCCAAGGATATACTACAGAAAGCAGGTTGGTAATGGATTTTCCGTTGATATATTGTAATGGTGATAGTTATAGCGATGAAAATTATCATCCATCATTGGTTGGAAAAACTTATGCACACTTTGTAGGGTCGTACTGCAACGGGTTTACCATTAACAATGCCTTGTCTGGCAGTTGTAATCGTCGTATCATACGAAGCACAGTGCATGATATTATACAGCAAAGAAAACTAAACCCAACTCAACCAATAATTGCCTTGTTGGGATTGAGTTTTGAGTTAAGATCTGAGTTGTGGATTGACGAAATACAATCTAATTTGCGTCCAGAAGAATCCAATCTCAGAACTCATGTGTTTAGTAGACAGGTTAGTTGGCGAGATAATTTATTAAACAATGCTGATATTGCAACTGATAATCCACACGAACTTAACGAAAAATTCTTTAAGAAATACAGCGAAGGACGAGCATTTTTCTTTAGTCCGTATCAGGAACGTATAAATTTATTAACAGATCTAATCATGCTTAGGGCATTGTTTGAAAAACTGAATGTTAATTTTTTAATCTTTCAGAGTCCAAAAGAGGAAAAACTAGAATCAGACTATCTTCTTGATTTTTTTAAAAATGAAATAGCCACAGACAATAGAATTATGGATCTTGAATCGTTTGGTTTCACTGATTGGTGCTATAAACAAAATATCAAACCATTGGACACAGCCGAACCTGCAGGAACAGCACACTATGGTCCAGAAGGACACGAAGCATTTGCTCGACAGTTTCTAATACCACGATTGGAAGAACTAAATATATTATGAGCGCAGATATTGATATTGACCTAGCAGACAGAGAACAATTGTTAAAATTGATTCAAGTAGTTCCTGCACGTCAAATGCATCAAGGACAAGTACGCAGACACAACAGTGGTGTATATCCAACCAATATACCATATGATCCTGTCAATGAATGTGCAACCATAGACTATGAACAAGCAGAACAGCTGGGGTATTTTAAAATTGACCTGCTAAATATGAACGTATATCAACTGGTAAAAAGTCCAGAACACTACGAAGAGTTAGTAGCACAACAGCCCAACTGGTCTCGATTGTGGACTGATCCAGACTGGTCTCGACAGCTGGTTCACATAGGTAACTATACAGAACTACTGGCCGCAATGAAACCAGACAGTATTACTAGAATGGCAGCCTTTATAAGTATTATTAGACCCGGCAAAGCACACCTACAAAATCGACCATGGCCAGAAGTATTTGCTACCGTTTGGGACGGAGACAATAGTCAAGGTTTTGTATTCAAACACTCACATGCCATTGGTTATGCGGCATTGGTAACACTACATATGAATTTACTACAATGAAAGTATTGTGCATTGGTAACAACACAGTTGATACTGACGTTAAAACAAGTAATCTGGCCGAACTAGATGGCGCTCATTCTTATGGCCTGATATCCGAGCTTGATAACGCCTTGCCTGATGTTATACAACCTGGATACTATCATTCAAGCGTGTATGATGTAGCATACTACAATCTATTAGGACTAGCACAAAAATTTGATCAAGTAGTAATATTGGATCAACCCAAGGAAGAATATTCGCACCCAGATGCGTTTTACAACACTATAAAACTAGCCAAAGACTTGGCACAAACACAATCAGTTAAATTGTTAGATCCATCGTATGTCACTGCCATAAATTTCTTTGAGGAAATAGTTGCTACTAATAAAAGTTTTTGTATTTTTCCCTTTATAGAGTTGTTGACCAACAACGGAAGTACTACTGTTTGTTGCCGTAGTTATCACAACATTAAAAAGTTGTCAGAGTTAACAGATTTCCAAAATGATAGAGATTACACTAATATACGAAATAAAATGATTGCAGGCGAATTACTTCCGGAACACTGCTCGTCGTGTTATCAATTAGAGAGTCAAGGAATTATCAGTGCAAGAATTCAAGAAACAGTTGAATGGGCAAATCGTTTAAATTTTAAGTCGTTAGCTGATTTAACAAATATCGGCAATCCTGCATATTATGAAATCCGTGCTAGTAATAAATGCAATCTACAGTGTAGAATGTGTGGACCAAGCGCGAGTCATTTGATTGCTCAAGAATATAAAAAATTAAAATTCATCAATGATGATTTTTCTGAGTCTGAATATACAAATTTTGATTTTGTGAATTTTAAAAATTTACAAAAGTTATATGTGTCTGGTGGTGAACCAACCATTATGCCTGAATTTTATGAGTTCTTAGACAAGTGTATAGAGAGTGATAAAACAGATTTTGAGCTGTCAATTAACACCAATGGCACCAAGTTGAGTGAACGTTTTAAAAAGCAACTAACACATTTTGACTTGGCTTCATTTATTATTAGCATCGATGGCTACAAAGATCTTAATCATTATATAAGATGGCCAAGCAATTGGGACCAAATTATAACTAATGCCAACTATCTTTATAAAAATTTCTCTATCTGCTTCAATATAACTGTGTCAATTTATAATGTTTCAACCTTGCACAAGTTAATTCAATACATAGATACAGCTTTTCCTAAGGCTATCATACATTGTCAATATGCCGAGTCTGAGTCTGATGGGGATATTTTATCAGCATTGAATTTTCCCTATTCGGCACTGCTAGTAGACAATTTATTGGAAATTCAGAATTTAAATTGCTACAAAAATGATAGGTTATTATCAAGTTTCATCAACGGAGTAATTGGTTATTATACCAATCAACCTCAACTTGATACGCTTAAATTACAACAATTTTTTAAGTTCAATGACCAATTGGATCAGTCCAGAAACATTATATTAGAGAATTATATTCCTGAGCTAGCGCAGGCCAGGCAACTAATCTAGTTTACGGACTAGAGTTATACTTTTACGTTTACTTTTCTTCCGACTCATTTCTCCGAGGCTACAAACTGGGCCATGGAGAATTTCTAAATCTTTGTTTGTAAAAGTTCGCAAGTAAGGCTTAAAGATTTCCCAATCCTTTTTAAGGAATATGTTGATAGGAATGCTACGATTGCTTTCCCACCACCAAGTATTGGCTAGTTCTAAAAACTTCTTTTTAGTATCTAAATCTTGAATACTGCCAAAATCGTAGATTGTGGTAATTGTTTCGTCTTGATTTTGTATAATACCCAGATATTCTGTGGCAGCGTAAACACACAGCGTTATAAACGGGTATTTTTCGGCTAATTGGGTAAAAACATCATTATTCATATTATGGGATATTTATGGTTCGGGTTAGGCCTTTAAAACTATAAATACAAATATGTATTCTACCCAAGCCTATATATACCAACAGATCACATCAGTATTATTGATAGACACTGGCGACGGAGAAACTTTCACTTATAGGTATAATCCCGTGTACGCCAAGAAACTAACAATTAACAAGGGAGTTGATAATGTTTTATTATTTCAATTCATCAACCAAGAAGAAAAACCTGTAGATATTACAGGTAGTTCGTTTATGTTCCGTGTAGTTAATACCGCGGGCACAGAAATGATAGTTGAACAACCAATGGTCACTCTAAATGCTCCGCTGGGACGTGCAAAAGTGACGTTACCGGGCTCAGATTTGCTAGAAGTATTGGCTCAGCCAGCAAACTACAGTATAACTCGTGCCAGTGGAAACCTTAATGAAGCAGTGTTTACTAACGCACAGTCTGGCGCCCGTGCGCCATTGGATATTGTTGATAGCTCATTCCCACGCTATGTACCAAGTGCTCCACTTACTATTCCTACCACCAAATTGTCCGCACAGGGCAGTTACGATGGCGCCAGTTTTGCTAATTATGCAACCCAAAATAATTATTGGGCAGGCAACCCCAATGGTGCTAACTACTGGAATAGTTTTTTAAACACAGAATTCTTTAGTAGTTTTGTAGTACCTAAGCAATCAATAACCACAGTTCAAATGAATTTAGTTGGATACACAGGAACAATCAAAGCGCAGGCCGCCGAAAATTATGAAAGTATTCCGTATAATGTTACAGAGAGTACCACTTACTACAACGAAACTCGCACCATTTATATGAACATTGTTGGATGGTACCCACTAGTTAGATTATGTTTTAATAACAGCGTGTTTGCCACACCACACCAACCCGGTATTCCGGCCATGGCCTATGCTATCTGTGTAGAAGGTGTAGTTACTAGCATTGTGGTCCAGAATGCTGGATCTGGATATTTGGCTCCGCCCCAAATTGATATTATTGGCGACGGATCGGGCGCCACTGCGGTAGCCACACTTAGCGATACTGGATCAGTTGCTGGAATTGAAGTTACTAATGGTGGATCTGGATATTGGGTAGTGCCCAATGCTGGTGTAAACACCAATACCCCTTATCCGGTGTCACCAAATAATCAAGGCGCTCTGGTATTGATTGGTACCGGCTTTGTTCAAAATCTATACTACCGATAAACTTGCATCTTCCTAAACAATCTGCTATAATGTAGTATGATTGATGTGCTTTCCTTTTTACCAGGCAAACGAAAACAGACAAGTTCGGGCTGGGTTTCAGTAAATGCACCGTGTTGTGTACACCGTGGTGAATCAGTCGATCGCCGTATGCGTGGGGGTATAAAATCCTCCCCCGACGGTAGCTTCAGTTGGCATTGTTTTAATTGTGGTTATACGGCTAGTTTTGTTCTAGGCCGTAATCTTACATTCAAAGCTCGTAAATTATTAGAGTGGATGAATGTGCCACAAGAAGAAATCGAGCGTATAAATCTTGAAAGTTTAAAACACAAATCGATTGAAGGATTACTTCAAGAGCGTCAAGTAGTAGCCGATCGAATACAAGGTATAGAATTTGAAGAAAGAGATTTGCCTGCTGAAACACACCCACTTACTGAATCGGCTGAAGAATATTTGCGTAATAGATGTATACCTTTAGATTATCCTTTTATGTACAAGACAATGCCACGTCGTGGTATTGTAATTCCGTTTACATATGATAATCAAATTGTTGGACATACTACACGATTTTTAGATGATCGCACACCTAAGTATATTCAAGACATACAACCGGGTTATGTGTTTGGTACAGACCTACAAAAATCAAATTGGCAATATGTAGTAGTTATGGAAGGTGTATTTGATGCACTCAGCATTAACGGACTAGCGGTATTACACGCAGAGATCAATGACGCACAAGTTAAATTAATACGCAGTCTAGGCCGAGAAGTAGTTGTAGTTCCAGATCAAGACGAAGCTGGTATGAAGTTAGTAGATCGTGCAGTAGAGTTAGGATGGGCTGTTAGTATACCCAAGTGGCCAGATGGTATTAAAGATGTAAACGATGCCGTAATTCGTTTGGGTAGGTTAGGAACTTTGCTAATTATATTAGAAGCAAAAGAAACTAGTAAAATTAAGATAGAACTAAGGAAAAAACAACTTGTTAAAAGACTACGGACTTGATGTCCAAAAACTATTCTTAGAAATGATGTTGCAGGATGCTGAAAGTTATGTTCGAGTTCAAAACATTTATAATCCAGAAAACTTTGATCGCAGTCTAAGACCAGCGGCAGAGTTTATTGCTAATCACAGCGACGAACATAAAACACTGCCTGCACCAGAACAAATTACGGCCGCAACGGGTATTAAATTAAATCATATTCCAGAACTAAACGAAGGACACTTTGAGTGGTTTATGTCGGAGTTTGAAGGGTTTACACGCAGACAAGAACTAGAACGAGCAATTTTAAAGTCAGCAGACTTGCTAGAAAAGGGCGACTACGATCCAGTAGAAAAACTAATCAAGGATGCAGTACAGATTAGTTTAACCAAAGATATGGGTACAGACTACTTTGCAGATCCAAGAGCTCGCATTGACAAATATTTTAATTCTGGTGGGCAAGTAAGCACAGGTTGGCCGCAGATGGATAAGATTTTATATGGCGGGTTCAGTCGCGGAGAACTTAACATTTTTGCCGGTGGATCTGGTTCAGGTAAGTCGCTGGTTATGATGAACATTGCACTAGGGTGGCTACAAGCAGGACTTAGTGGTGTATATATTAGCTTAGAACTTAGTGAGGAACTGTGTGCGTTAAGAACTGATGCCATGTTGTCTGGAATGAGCACTAAAGAAATTCGTAAGGACATTGATCAAACGGAACTCAAGGTTAAATTAGTGTCTAAAAAAGCAGGGCAATATCGTATTAAAGCATTGCCAGCACAGAGCAATATCAATGACATTCGCAGTTACATCAAAGAAGTTCAAGTTCAAACAGGATTGAAAGTAGATTTTGTTATGTGTGACTACCTGGACCTGTTGATGCCAGTCAGTGCCAAAGTTAGCCCGAATGATTTATTTGTTAAAGACAAATATGTATCAGAAGAGTTGCGTAACTTGGCCAAAGAACTCAATGTGTTGTTTGTAACTGCATCACAGTTGAATCGTAGTGCGGTAGAAGAAATTGAATTTGATCATAGTCATATTTCGGGTGGTATTAGTAAAATTAATACCGCGGATAATGTGTTTGGTATCTTTACAAGTCGTGCAATGCGTGAACGTGGCAAGTATCAAATTCAATGTATGAAGTCGCGTAGTTCCACAGGTGTAGGACAAAAGATCGATCTTGACTATAACATCGAAACTATGCGTATTACAGATCCAGGCGAAGAAGAGCAATCAAATTTTAAACGCCCAGGCGGAAACTTGCTAGACTCGATTAAAGCAAAAAGCACAATGATAAATGGTACTGAATCTATTGTAAATTCTGTGGAGCGTGAAGAAAACAGTAAAATTACTGCAGATGTACAAAGTGCCAAACTAAAGCAATTACTAGGACAAATTAAACAATCATGATATCATTTAATGATATTAGAGATGTACATTTAGAAATTTCTAGTTTATGCAATGCTAGTTGCCCCTGGTGCCCAAGAACATTCTGGGGATACCCTTACAATGGAGGATATCCTGAAGTAAATCTTTCTCTTACACAAGCACAACAAATATTTCAACCTGAATTTTTAACTCAATTGAATAGTATAGGTATCAATGGAAATTTTGGTGATATTGTAATGAATCCAGAAGGGCCTAAAATTGTTGAATATTTTTTCAGCGTTAATCCTAATTTAAAAGTTGTTGTTAGCACAAACGGTGGCGCAAGAGATCGTAAGTTTTGGACCAGGCTAGCAAAAACGCCAGCAACAATAGCATTTTGTATTGACGGACTGGAGGATACTCATCATTTATATCGACAAAATACTGTATGGTCTACGGTGATACGTAATGCTCAGACATTCATTTCGGCTGGAGGATATGCTGTTTGGAAAATAATATCATTTGATCATAATTATCATCAGATTGATGATTGTCGTAAATTGAGCCAGCAATTAGGATTTGCAAAATTTGAAATAGTAGATGACGGAAGAAATACTGCTCCGGTGTTTAATAATCGCGGTAAACTTACACATGTGTTGGGAAACTACATTGGCGAAAAAAAGTTTGAAATTTTATTCCATAAAAAAACAACAGACCAACTTTTATTAGAAGATATTACAATAGATCGTATTCCTGCAAAAAGTGTTAGTTGTCAAACTAAAAAATTAAAATCTATATACATAACCGCAACTGGTGATGTTAGCCCGTGTTGCTGGACTGGATTTTATCCAAAAACTTACGGTGCTGGACAGTATCATGAAGCCGCTAATGCACAACTAATTCCGTTAATTACTAAAAATAATGCATTAGAATATCCGTTAAAAGAATGCATAGAGTGGTTTACATCTGTTGAAAATGCGTGGAAAATTGACAATTATAAACAAGGAAGACTAGTTATTTGTGATAATGTATGTGGACAAAACTAATAAATAATAAAAAGGTTCAGGCCCCCAAATGCAAAAGAAAACCCGCAGTATACTAGAAGAATTAGAAACACTATATGCCGATCGCGATAACCGTCACGTCATTGAAAACCGTGCTTCTAACATTATAGCCAGTGCTATACGCTTGCTAGAGCAGATTGACTCTAGTTATACACCCGAGCAAGCCGATAATTTAACTCGTAAATTGCTCAACGCTATTAAGTTGCGTGACCCTGGTAAGTTTACACGCACCGTAAGGAAAACTGATGCAAATTCATGAAATAACTCTCAGAGAAGCAGAGTGGCAACCACTTGATCCTAAAAAGATTATGGCTACAGCCAGACCGACTCGATTTAACTACGGAACACCTCCTGTGTCGCCCGGAGTTGGTACCGAACTACCGACTGATCCTGCATTAAAAGCAAAACAAGATGCGCTATCGGCACAACAAGCACAGCATCAACAACAATCGGCTAATGCATTAAAGGCTATGAAGGCAAATACAGTTGCCGCAAACAACGTTGCTACTGCACCAAAAACTCTCGCACCAGCAACTACCAACCCCAACCCAGGAGCTTCTGCATTTGGGCAAATGGCTCAACAATTACAGAAACCTGCTACTCCTGCGGGTCCAACACAGTCTA